GGATTTGGCAATTGACAAGGAACAGATTGCCGTGGATCGTGAGAAGTTAGCCTTGTCGCAGCAAGCCACGCAGATGCGGGTACAGACGCAGCAAAACATTGCCGATCAACGCGCAGAGGTAGCACGCGAGCGTGCTCAAATCCTGCAACAAGGTATGGAGCGACGAAATGCCCCTTAAAAAAGGTAAAAGCGATAAGGTAGTTAGTGGTAATATTTCGGAAATAGTGAGAGACTATGAGAAGTCTGGCACGATAGGTAAAAGCAAACCTGCTAGTAAAGGCAAAGCGGTTAAGCAAGCGATTGCTATTTCCTTGTCCACAGCGGGTCGGCCTAAAAAGATGAAGCAAGGTGGTGTGGTTCGCACCGTTAAGAAACGTGATGGCAATCAGCCTGTAAAAATTTACTAAGGAGCATTTTATGCCCAATAAGTCCCAAGTCAAAAAGCCTACTGCTGACCAGAAAAAAGATATGGAGCAGTCACGCCAAAAGCTTCAGCGCGCACATCGTGAAGAGCGTGACATAATCAGTCGGATTATGCCAACCATGAGCAAAGCGGCGCGTGATGATGCACGGCAGGCGAAAAAAGATATGGAAGCCGTTCCAAAAGAAGTACGGGATTACGAAGACATGGCTGCCTCTGAAGTGCAATACCCCGATGACGGCACAACGCCCATCAAAAAGAGCAAAGGCGGTATGGTCACGGCTCGCGGTCAGGGTTGCGTGATGAGAAAGAAAGTTACTCGGATGCGTTAATCATGGCCACTAAGGTTTCACAGGGAGCGGTGCTCAAGGCGTCTTACAAGGCGTTGGAAGAGGATGACTCTTGTCCAATGCCGACGCAAGATGTGCATTTAAACCTGAAAAACCGTGACCACGCAGTTGAGGAGTATCACTACGGTCCGTTAAATCCTAACGAGCCTAATGATAAGTACTGGAAAGAAGCGGCGGATGCTTGGGGTGTCACGGTTCGCGAGGCTAAGAAGTCTCGCTGTGGGAACTGTGCCGCTTTCATCCAAACGCCCAAGATGCTTGACTGCATGAAGAAGGGCATTGAAGGCAAAGACAAGCTTGTTGATGATGCGCAAGCGGTGGTCGATGCTGCCAATCTTGGTTATTGCTTATTCTTTGAATTTAAATGCGCAGGTGATCGTACATGCCATGCGTGGGTTGTTGGCGGACCTGTTACCTAATTTTCTACGCCTTCAGACGGTGGCTTGTTACTGTCTGCCTTACATGGAATAGACCATGCTTGAATTTGCAGAAGCAGTCCTGAAAGAAATCAGGAAACTGCAGCAGGACTCGGAGATGATTGTGCTCAATGGCACAATCGCTGATATGGAACGCTATCGTTTCATGATGGGTCGCCTCGAAGGTTTAAAAATGGTAGAGAACTCTGTTCGTGAAGTATTGAAGAGGGCTCGACAAGATGATTTTTAACCAAGAGGGAGTGACCAGTGGAAGCTGAGAAAACGTTAACTGCGCTTGAGCGCAAGTGGCAGCAAGAAGCCTTGGAGAAAGGTCCAAGTCTAGACGACGCCTATACGGCAGACGGGGAATTCGATCCCTCGAAGCTTGAAGGCGAAGTAATGGACAGGATTCCAACCCCAACAGGCTGGCGCATGGCCATTTTGCCGTATCGAGGTGCGGAGAAATCCAAAGGCGGTATTGTTCTTGCCGAAGAAACCCAAAAGCGTACGCAATTAGCCACGACATGTGGCTATGTACTAAAGATGGGTGACTTGGCGTTTAAGGACGAGTCTAAATTCCCTCACGGTCCGTGGTGCAAGGAGGGGGATTGGATCATCTTTGGTCGTTACGCAGGTTCTAGGATCTCTATTGATGGTGGAGAGATTCGTATCTTGAACGATGACGAGATTATTGGCGTGCTCAATGATCCTTCTGATATTTTGCATATGTAAGGGGTAGGGAATGGATAACCAAGAACTAGAGTACAAGATCGGAGAGGACGAAAAGCCTGCTACGGTCGAGATTTCTTCTGATAACGAGGCGGTCTTGCAAGAAGAGCCTGAGCAGCGGGTCGTGACTCAGGAATCATCGGACAAAAATGCTGATGGCGAAGAAGAGCTTGAGGAATACAGCGGCAAGGTCAAGAAGCGTATAGACAAGCTTACGGCTCGCTTACGCGAGACACAGCGCCGTGAGGAAGCGGCCATTACGTTTGCCAAGAATGTGCAAGCGCGGTCCAAGCAACTTGAGGAGCAGTTCTACCGCACGGACGCCGAGCGCTTGGGGCATGCTAAGAGTCGCATGGAAACAGAAACCATGACGCTCAAGCAGATTGTTCGTAAAGCGCGCGAGGAAGGTGACATTGACACCGAAACCGAAGCGCAAGAGCGTTTGACAACACTTTTGTATGATCAGCGCCGTTTATCTGAGGCTACTACACAGCGCCAAGCGCAGATGCAGCAGTACCAACAGCAGCAAGAAGCGTTGCGTCAACAGCCTGTTGTCCAGCCGCGGCGCGCGGAGCCTGATCCTCAGGCAGAGGAGTGGGCGGAGCGTAATCAGTGGTTTGGTCGCGACGTGGCCATGACACATGCTGCTCAGGGGATACACATTCAGCTTGTTAAGAACGAAAAGTTTGACCCAAACTCAAATGAGTATTATGATGAGCTAGACCGACGTATTCAGGAATCCTTTCCACATAAGTTTTCTGACAACGCCAATCGAAATTCCAGAGCCAATCGACCCGTGCAAACGGTTGCGCCTGCCACCCGATCTTCGGGAGTCAATAACAGTAGTTCCGCACGCCGCACGGTTAGGTTAAACCCTAGTCAAGTTGCGATTGCTAAAAAATTAGGTGTTCCTCTCGAGGAATATGCCAAGTATGTTAAGGATTAAGCCATGAGTGAAATCAACGTGCCAAAATTGAATCGCAATCCTCGCACAGTGGAAACACGTGAGAAAGATGCGCGCCGTAAACCATGGGCTCCTCCATCACGCTTGGATGCGCCTCCTGCCCCAGAGGGGTTCCGTCACCGTTGGATTCGTTCCGAAGTCAATGGCGTGGATGACCGTATTAACGTGTCTTCCAAGCTACGTGAAGGATATGAGTTGGTTCGCGCCGACGAACATCCCGAATTCCAGTCTCCTTCGGTAGAAGATGGTCGTCACGCTGGTGTTATCAGCGTAGGTGGCTTGATGCTTGCACGGATTCCAGAAGAAACAGCAGAGGAACGCAAAGCATATTACGCTGCGCGAACGCATGACCAGTTAAGGTCTGTTGACAATGAACTGTTAAAGACGAATGCACATTCGTCCATGAAAATTAACAGGCCAGAGAGACAGACAAAAGTATCCTTTGGTGGCCCCAAGGACGACCAATAAACCCTATTAAGGAAATGACAAAATGGCAAATATCGACAAGCCTTTTGGTCTAAAGCCTCTCGGTAATCTTTCTGCTACTGGCGCACAGAAGCAGTATGGTTACGTGATTGCTGATGATCAAGCCGGCGCAATTTATCAAGGTGACCTCGTTACCGTTTTTGACGGCTACTTGGTTCAATATGATCCCGCTGTGCACACTGCCGCTGTTGGTGTGTTTAACGGCTGCTTCTACAATGACCCAACTACACAAAAGCCTACTTGGAAAAACTACTACCCAGGCAGCGTGGATGTGACTATCGGCCAGATTCAGGCTGATGTCATTGATGACCCAAGCCAGCTCTTCATTATTCAAGCTGCGTCTAGCGTCACACAAGCATATGTTGGCTGGAACGCTGACGTGTCTGTTGGCACAGGCAACGCTACGACTGGTGTTTCTGGTATGGAATTGGCGGGTACCCCCGCAAAGACCGCCGCATTGGATCTGAAGATTGTTGGCTTGTACAACGTCCCAGGTAATACGTTTGGCACGAATGCAGTTGTCGTGGTCAAGATTAATGAGCATCTCTATGGCAGCGCTGGTGTTGCCGGACAAGGAACCTAATCATGGCTATTTCACGCGCACAACTAGTAAAAGAACTTGAGCCTGGTCTCAATGCCTTGTTTGGCCTTGAGTATAAAAACTACGATCAAGAACACAAAGAGATCTATGACATCGAGTCATCTGATCGTGCTTTTGAAGAGGAAGTCATGCTCTCCGGTTTCGGTGAAGCTCCTGTTAAGACCGAAGGTGCAGGTGTCTCTTATGACAATGCACAGGAAGTCTACACAGCGCGCTATACACACGAAACGATTGCATTGGCCTTCTCGCTGACCGAGGAAGCCGTTGAGGATAACCTTTACGACCGTCTCGCTGCTCGTTACACCAAGGCTCTTGCCCGTTCGATGGCTACCACCAAGCAGATCAAAGCTGCTGCAGTGCTCAATGGCGCTTTCACCACCTCCATCGGTGGCGACGGTAAGCCTCTTTGCGCTTTGGATCACCCAACACTGGGCGGCCCAGATCTCAAGAACGAGCTTGCAACTCCTGCTGACTTGACAGAAACATCGCTTGAGCAGTCTCTGATTGACATTGCAGCTTTCACCGACGAACGTGGCCTAAAAATCGCCGTTCAAGGTTTGAAGCTGATTGTTCCAAAAGAGCTCCAGTTCACAGCCGATCGTATCCTAAAGTCTACACTGCGTGTTGGCACAGCCGATAACGACATCAATGCCATCAAAAACATGGGCATGGTGCCACAAGGCTACAGCGTCAACCACTATCTGACTGATCCAGATGCTTTCTTCATCCTGACAGATGCTCCAAACGGCATGAAAATGTTTGAGCGTGTAAGCATGAAGACTGGTTTCGAAGGCGACTTCGATACGGGCAACGTGCGCTTCAAGGCGCGCGAACGCTACTCGTTTGGTTTTAGCGACGCTAGAGGCATTTTCGGTTCACCCGGAACTCCTTAATAAATCAAGCACTTAGGTGATTTAGCCCCCGCCAAAAGCGGGGGTTTTTATTTAATAGACATACAAGCGTTTGTAGTGTGGTACTACATCGCTCCTTAGCTTTATACCGTTTTGTTTAGCCCCGCTCACAAGGCGGGGTTTTTCTTTTTCTTCGCCAGTCTTTTTCTTGACCGCTCGTCATGATGATGGATTCTGTGACAATTTGAACAAAGCGGGACACATTTTTTTATTTCTTCTAGTGCGGCGGAGAAGTTATTGCAACGCAGTATTTCAAATATTTTTCTGTCTCCTGGAGACGGAGACACGTGATGAAAGTCAATTGCCGCCGGATGAGATAGGCCGCACTTGATGCAACTGACGCTTTCTTTGTATTCTATCCATTGCGTTCTAATTGACTTTTTCCTGGTTTGCGTTCTTTTTATGACTTCACTTTTGTTTGCTTCGTAGTGTTTTCTTGAATACTCACGATGCTTTAGCTTTCGCTTTTCTGGGTCTTTGTACGGCATCTGCTGCGTCCTTCGAGATATTTAACCGCCAGTATAAGCTATGCTTAAAGCCCCAAGGGATAGACGGTTCATACAACTTAAAACCTTCGCTTATTAAACTATTGCTGCTTGCTGGGTTTGCTGTTGTGTCGGTAATAAGCCAGTTCCAGTTTAACTTCTTTGCTTTGTTTACCCTAGCACGAATAAGTTTCTTCTGTATGCCATGCCCTGTGTATTCGGGCACGACTCCGGCACGACACATATAACCTGTGTCCCACCACCTTGAGGAACGGGTTAACCCTGCGAACCCTACAGGCAAGTTAGTTTCCGTATATGCAATCCACCAGTGCCCGTGAGCCACGGCACATGGTTTGTCTGCAGGCAGACATTTCTTTTGCAGATAGAGCAATACATTTCGTATTGACATATCCCTTGTGTCTACATAACGTATGTGGAAGCGCATAATGACTCTCCTAGAGTCTTATTTATAGCGTATTTATGTTGCATATTGGAGGTTAAAAGAGTATAAATATGATATCTGGGAACCTCCAGCTTTACTGACCGCCCCAGCGGACGATGCAGAGACAGTAAAGCAAAAGTACTGCATATACAAGGAATTATCATGGCATTGACCACATTCAGCGGCCCAGTAAAATCGCTTAACGGTTTTGTTTCAGGCACAGATACCGATCCTATCGTTGTAACTACAGCTCAAAATATTGACTCCGCCTACGCAACATCTTC